CCACTATGATATAATAAAGACAGTTAAGAGAGGAACACATTATAGGAGGTAAGAAAAATGAAAAAATATGATTTAGTAAAAAGAACGGCAGAAATTAAGTATAAAGATAGAAAAGAAATTGAAGAAGGATGCACGGCTTTTGACGATTCGCCGGAATATATAAAAACATTCGATACACTGGAGGAAGCGAAAAAGGAACTTGCAAAACGTAAAACAGATGTTAGCAAATTTTCTTACCACGGAATGACATTCTACAAGGTTGAAGAGTATGTAATTGAAGAAAATGAATTTGAATATGACGAAGACGAAAGCAAATTTGTACAGACAGATTTTATTGACACATTAGAAAGCACAGAGATGAAAATTGAAGTCGTTGAAATACCTAGCCATGAAACAATAGCGATCTGCTCAAGCCTGGAAGAAGCGGAAGAAGCGGAAGACAATTACGAGGGCGAAAACGAAACATGCATAATGATTTAATAAAGCATTTTAGGCAGTCCTTATGTCGGATTCTACGACGGTGGAGAACTTGACGGCACATGTGCACTTAAAGTATCTGAAAACAATATCGAAGAAATGATTGAAGCTGTAAAATCTTACGTAGAAAAAACATACTTAATCGGTGGAAACGTAATGCAATACGGAAACGATAAAGACGAAATCATTATAAGAAACGCGGAAGTGATTGCAATATTGCGATAAAAAAGGAGATAGTAATGGAGAAAGCAAAAAGAAACGTCATGATAAATAAAGCCGGGGGTACGTCCGGCAAGAACACAAAAAACTATCGCATTTCTATTCCAGTAGGGATGATAAAGGCACTTGGAGTTACGGAAGAGGATAGGAGTGTCGTTCTGGAAGAAAAAGACGGAGTGATAACTATTAAGAAAGAAAAAATGAAAACCATTGGCTAGTGGACACCACTATGCTATAATAAAGACAGTTAAAGAAGACAAATGAATTTAAGGAGGAAAAGAAGATGAAAAAATATGAATTTACAGGTACGAACGAATTAACGAAAAAAGCATTTACTGTTTACAGTGATAGTAGTTTTACATTTTGGAAGGACGGTGACAGATTTTATTGTTCAGACAATCCGAACAGTGAAAAAGTAGAACTTGGAACCGTTGCGGACGTGATTGAATTTCTCGAACAATTCGCAGACTAGACAAAAACAAATATTCGATAATCAGAATCACAAGAGATACAGCAGAAGAATGCGAAGAAGAGTTTGACGAACAACTTTCTGATGGTGTATTTGAAAATTCAAGGGTTGGATGGCTTGAAGAGATATAAAAGAAAAACAGCACTGATGAACGTCTATTCATCAAGTGCTGTTTTTGGCAGTTAATGCCTAATTCATACCATACTTTTACATCATTCTCAAGCATTACTTTCCGATAATTATAATATCAAAAATATGAAGAAAAGCCAATAAAACACTTGACTAGTGGACACCACTATGATATAATAAAGACAGTTAAGAGAGGAACACATTATAGGAGGTAAGAACGATGATGAATGTAGAAAAAATCTTAGAAACAATTAAAGAAAATGATTATAGCGTGGTAGCAATTCGCCATTGTTGCCCGGATGAAGAATATAAAATTGGTGACATTTGCAGAAACAGCTTTGAGTGGAATGAAGAATATGAGTGCAGTTCATATGACACAGAAGAACCAGAGGAAATGGACGGCGTATGTGGATACGCAATGTTCGAACTGATTGACACTGATGATGCAGAAGAAGCAAAAGAGATAATCGAAAGAGCTATTGAAGAATCATCTATCTACGATGGAAACAACATTGTAATAATCGGTGGGGACTCTTACTCTTATGGGAATGACGAAAACGAAGTAATTGTTGAAGAAGCAGAAGTAATTGAAATTGCATAAAGGGGAAAAAATGAGCGAACGGAACGAAATTTTAAAACAATATGAAATACTTGGAGTGGAAAGTGTTATTCCGATTGCACATATCAGAATAAGACCAGATGTCAGAGTTTTGGTAGATGCATATGGAAATTTCATTGGAGCAACAGCAACGAAGAACAAAAGATGCTCCATCCCGTGTACGATCAATTCAGAAAGTAGGACATCTGGGATAGCACCACACCCGATTCACGACAATATGTCATATGTATGCGGAGACTATCCACAATATAAAAAACGACATGCAGCATATATGGAGCAGTTGAGGGAATATATAGAAAGCGTAGATGATCCAGTAGCGAAGAGCGTATACCAATACTTGAGCAAAAGAACTATACGCTACGATATCAAACCAGTTTCTGAAAAATTAGATACATCAGAGGAAAAACTTATGATAATCTTTTCTGTGTTAACCAAGGAAGAGACACATATGCTTTTTAATTCGAGATATAGGGATGAAGTAGTCTATGCCGGATTAATGGATAGAGGAACTATAAGCACGCAGTGGAGAGATTATTATATTTCTACACTCGAGAAGAATGGTGTTTGCGGGATTACAGGAGAACCAGATTATATACCAGACAAGTACCCTAAGGGGATTCGCAATCCGGCAGATCAAACGAAATTATTTATGGCAACACCGAAGCAATTGGACGGGATGCCAACGATAGCGCCTGGGTACATTGCGTCTCAGAAAATTATTCACACATTACAATTCATGATTTACGAGGGTGATTCTTGGGCATATCAGATTTTAAAGGATCAAGAAGAATTGCCGGAAGAATACAAGAAATGGGTAAATGAATATGAAAGAAAAAAGGCATAGCTAAAAGCTATACCTAGATTCTGAATTTCTTCTTAAATTCTAACATCTTTTAACTCAACGTTCCACCATTGACTGGAACGACACTCACGAAAATCATGGAACCGTGAGAATCAACAAAGATTGCTGATAGATATATATTAATATAAAAAAGATAAAAAGTCAATATCAAAGAAATGAACAGAGAGCAACCAAACATTGAAAAAATGTGCATTTTATGGTAAAATATAAGTATCGAAAAAGAAATAAAACTATATAACGGGGACAATGAAATAGCACTTCTGACGGTAAGATGTAATTATCGTCAGAAGTGCTATTTTTATGTATAAAGAAAATATGAATTATGAGAATCAGCAACGAATGATATTTGACATGGTAAATGAGTTCTGGAGGTAGATAGCATGGCAAATCTAAATAGCATTGCCAAGAAGTTACAGAAAGCAATACTACAAAAAGGATTAGTTATAAAGATGGGGACAAGTCAGTTTTATTCTGTGGAGCAAAATAGACTTATCACCATGTACATCCTATCTACTAGAGTGCTAGAAAGAAAGAAAAACGGGGAATGGAAATATTATGATTATGAAATTATCCGAACAGCATCACAGATAGAGATTGTAAATTGTTTAAACGATATATGGAGGGCGGTGAAAGAATGATTGAGACTTATGCGGAAAAAACAGAAAACATGATTAAAGAAGAAATGCAGAAGAAACTCAGTGACATGATTACAAAGAATGAAAAGCTGAAAGAAAAGAATGAGTATCTGAAAAAAGAGGTAGAAGACGCAAAGGCTGTCGAAGAACGGGCACTGTGCGAAGTACAGGAACTTATTGCAAAGAATAAGAGACTGGTAGAAGAACACAACAGACAGAACGGAACAATACAAGCGCTCAACATTGCACTGGATGTCATTACAGACAGGTACAGTAACCTCAGAAAGAAACTGTGTAGAACAGGCAAGGGCGGTGAGTAGCATGGATGGATATATGGAAGAGGGTGGGTAGATGTCGAAAGGAAAAGAACTTACTCCGAAGCAGAAAGCGTTTTGTGATGAATACCTTATCGACCTAAACAGGACAAGGGCATATAAAGCAGTGTACAAGAGCGTAAAAAGTGATGCAGCAGCGAGGGTAAATGCAAGCAGACTGCTAACAAATGCTAACGCAAAAGAGTATATTGCAGAAAAAATGAAGAAAATTCAAAGCGAGAAGACTGCCGACCTTGAAGAAGTAATCCAGTTCTTCTCTTCTGTGATGCGTGGAGAAGTAAAAGATCAATTTGACCTTGACACTGCTATATCCGACCGCCTGTCTGCAGGGCGTGAACTCATGAGATGGTATGAGAAAGCCGATGGAGAAGAAAAAGAAACCGGTGGAATCACAATCATAAATAACATTCCAAGGCCGGAGGGCGCAGATGGGGGAGATTAAGCTTACAGATGTGATAGCTCCGGCTTTTTACGGTGTACATTGGGATATCATAGACGGAAAGCATACGTATTATGATTTGTCCGGTGGCCGAGGTTCGACTAAATCTTCTTTTGTCGGTACAGAGATACCACTTGGAATGATGCAAGACGCAATGAATGGCATACACTCAAATGCAGTGGTGTTCCGAAAAGTCGGGAATACACTAAGAGAATCGGTATTTGAACAGATCGCATGGGGAATAGATGCACTTGGAGCATCGGACGAATGGACATCAAGCTTAAGTCCTATGCAATATGTGTATAAGCCGACAGGGCAGAAGATAATCTTCCGTGGATTAGACAAGGCAAAAAAGACGAAATCCATAAAAATTAGTAAGGGATATTTTAAATACCTTTGGTTTGAGGAATTGGACGAATTTGCCGGAATGGAAGAGGTACGAATGACACAACAGTCTGTTCTTCGTGGTGGCGAAAAATTCGTAGTTTTTAAATCGTTCAATCCACCGATCAGCAACAGCAACTGGGCGAATAAGTACGTAGCAGAGCCGAGAGCGGACAGCTTAAGGCACAAAAGCGATTATAGATCTGTTCCGGTAGAATGGCTAGGGCAACAATTCATTGATGATGCTGAGTATCTAAAAGCAACGAATCCGAGAGCTTATGAGCATGAATATCTTGGAATCCCTGTAGGACTTGGCACAAATATCTTTGAACTATTGGAGATTAGAGAGATTACAGATGAAGAGATAAGTAGGATGCAATCTATCTACCAGGGCGAGGACTGGGGATGGTTTCCAGATCCGAAGGCGTTTTTACGTGTTGCTTATGTTCCGAACCAACAGAAAGTATACGCATTGGATGAATTGGGCGGTTGCAAGATAAGGAACAGCGAGATGGCACGACAGATAAAAGAAAAGGGATATGATGATTGCGCTATCTACTGTGGAGTGGATGAGGAAGAGAGTATTGTTGACTTTCGTGATGCCGGACTTCCGGCACGTAAAGCAATCGTGACACCGGGTAGCCGGAAGTATACGTTTGAGTGGCTACAATGCCGTACATTGGTGATTGACCCAAGACGGACACCAAGACTGTACAAAGAGGTTATAGAGTATGAGCATGAGCGAGATGGCAATGGTGAAGTGATAGCAGATTATCCGGACGGGAACGACCACTGGATTGATGCATTGAGATATGCTACTAGTCCGATATCTATGAGACGTGGACAGAGTGCGTAGGAAAAGGTGAGTAGATGGGAATTATAGACAAGATAAAGGCGGTGTGGGATAAAGTGTTTAAAACAAACGATGTAAAAAAAATATTCGGAATAGAAACAGGGCGGTCATCTGGTATGGATACTGCCCTGTCGAAGTATAAAGACATGCGATCTGGTATTCCGTATTGGTGTACCGGGAGGATAAAGCCGACAAGGTTTTCAAACGTGATTTGCCGTGAGATAGCGAACCTCACACTGTTCAATGCAGATATACAGATTACAGGGAATAATGAACTGAAAAAGAAATTTGATAGCGTAATGAATACGTTACAGGAGAAACAAGAGGAAAGCTGTGCGACCTGTGGGATGATGGTAAAGAGCAACGGTGATGATGTAGAGTTTTTGGATCCGGATTACTTTTTGATTACAGACACCAACACAGACGGGGATGCGTTAGCAGCTATCTTCTTCTCTTACCTTAAGAAAGATGACAAATACTACACAAAAGCTGAGTATCACAGATTTGAGGATGTCGGACTGGAACGTGTATACCATATATCCAGTAAGGCTTTCAAATCAGATAACAAAGATATGATCGGTACAGAGATTACGCTTGACAGGGTAGATGAATGGAAAGACATTGAGCCGGAAGTGTACGTGCATGGTTTAGAATATCCGCTGTTTGTCTACTGGCGAAATCCTTACGCAAATGCGATTGACAAGGAATCTCCGCTGGCTGTTCCGGCATTTTCGGAATGCATTGAGGAATTAAGATGGCTTGACATTGCATTAAACATGATGGGAGATGAAACGGAAGACAGTAGGCATATTACCTATGTACCGCAGACAGCTATTGAATATGCAAGCAAATATTCCATTGAATTGCCAAGATTTATTCAGGGTATCGAAATGGGAGCGAACGAAGACAGCATCAAAGAGCACGTTCCAACGTTATTAGTAACTGAGCGTGTGGCCGGGATAAACTTCTTGCTATCTGTCATCGGATATAAATGCGGATTCTCAAATGGATATTTCTCTTTCGATCAGAATCAGGGCATACAGACAGCAACACAGGTAGAATCTGACGATAGACGTACACTGCATACCATCCAGGCATTCCGCAACATTTTGGACGGAAAGAACCATGATGGAGTATTGCACAGAATCATCTATATCCTGTATGCAGTCGGGACAGCAAACGGAACTATCCCGGCAACGAATTACCAAACTGCATGTGATTTTGAAGACCTTGTATATAACTTAGAGGATGATCGTGCACGGTGGTGGAACTATGTGGTACAGGGCAAGGTTCCGGCATGGATGTATTTTGTGAAATTCGAGGGAATGACCGAAAGCGAAGCGAAAGCAATGATTGAAGAAGCGCAGGAACAGAATAAGCCGGACAGTGGATTGTACGAAGAATAGGAAAGAGGTGAACCAAAATGGAATATCTTATCATAGACCCATCAACAAGAAAAATTACAATCCCCAAAAGCGAACAACTTTTTGGAGTGTACGGAGAGGGCAATATTGAAAGAAAGTATTTCAAATGTCCGAAAATCGTAGGAGATAATGTCGACCTGTCTGATTGTTACATTTTCGTAAATTACTATACTGCAAAAGGATTGCCGGGTAAATATACCGTAAAAGATGTGAAGGTAGACGGGGAGAATATCACTTTTTCATGGGAGCTAAAACAACACATCTTTGATGCAAACGAGGATACATCTATATATTTTGCGGTAGAAGCGAAAAATAAAGATAAAGTAGAAGTGTTCAGAACCAGTCCGGCTACCGGGAAGGCCAAAGAGACGATAGACACGGATAAAGAGATCGAAGAGACTCACGCCGATGTCATTCTTGACCTTATATCCAGAGTAGACACATTGGAGAAAGAGCCTATTTCCGAAGAGCAGATAGAGAAATCTGTAAAAAGCTATCTGGAAAAGAATCCTATAGAAGAAACAGATCCAACGGTACCAGAATGGGCAAAAGCGGAAGAAAAGCCTACTTATACCGCAGAAGAAGTCGGAGCACTTCCGAGTACGACAGTGATTCCATCGAAACTTTCAGAACTGACAGCGGACGATGAACACGAAACTGTTACAAAGGAAGAGAAACATAGTTGGAATGACAAGAGTAATTTTTCTGGCAACTATGAAGACTTAAAAGGAAAGCCAACAATTCCTACAGTACCAACCAATCTTCCAAACCCACAAGCCTTAACCATCACATATGGCGGTAAAGCACACATCTACGATGGTTCAGAAGCCATTGCAATCACAATCGAGACAGGTGGCATCGAAAGAATAGAAAAACTTGCTACAGACAACACGGTAACGTTCGAACCTAACAAGCTCTATGTATTCCCGGAGATGGAGTCGCTTACTTACACCATAAAGGGAACAGGAGAGGTGCATTTCATCTTTCGTTCCGGCTCTACAGCTACAAGGGTGGTACATCCATCCAATGTGAATATCGGGAGCTTTATGGTAGATGCTAACAAAATCTATGAGGTATCAATCTTAGAGGGATTACTTACATCACAGAATTGGAGTGTGAGCTAATATGTTAAGACGGCGAATGATGATGGCAAAGGCACAGGAGGTAGAAGAGATGGGCTGGAAAGAAGTAAAAACAGTAGTTGCACAGAATGATGGTGATGCACTATATGTAGACGGATTTGAAGCGGAAAGAATTAGAGTGACAGCAATGCTTGCGACCGTAACAGCTAATACAGGACTTCGCTTTAATATTGCGAAAGATGCATATGAAAATTTCTTCAATATGGGAACATCTACTACAACAGAATTTAGACCGCTTTTATTTGAACTTGGAGTTGTAGGGAATTATGCGATAAGCACAGCTTTTTGCTATCCAAAAGTTTCTGTTGGTGCTAATGTACAAAATACAGTAGCAGGAGGAATGGCATTACCAAATGGAGAAACACTTATAAAGCGATTCAGAATTAATTCAGCAAACGACAAATTAAAAGCAGGGTCTTGGTTGAAAATAGAAAAATGGGGATAAGGAGGTGATTAAAAAATGTATGCAAAATTACAAAACGGATTTTTAAGGAGCGCACCAAAAACCATTACTTTGGATGGCAAAACAATTAACAATCCACTGCCGGAAGAATTGGAACAGTTAGGATATAAACAGGTGGTGTACGTAGATATGCCTACAGAGGTAGTAGAGGGCAAACACTACGAATCTGGATGGGAAGATGGAGACAAGATAGTTCAGACGTGGACACTTACGGACGATCCAGTCTATCCAGAGCCGGACTTAAGTGCAGAAGAAGCACTCAATATAATCATGGGGGTGATGTGATGACGAGGGAACAGGCAGAACAATTACGAAAACTGTTAGAGAACCAGACCGCCACGATGACCGATGAACAGATATTGAAGTATCCAGACTTTGTAGAGAAGTGGGAAGTCGGGAAGACTTACGAAGTCGGCAAGAGATTGGAGTATTCCGGCACTATCTACAAGGTACTTACCGCACACACCAGTCAGGCAGATTGGATACCACCGGATGCGCCGTCTTTGTTCGCCAAGGTACTTATTCCGGATGAAAATGTTATCCCTGAGTGGGAACAGCCGGACAGCACGAATCCATATGCCAAGGGCGACAAGGTTACGCACAACGGCAAGACATGGCAGAGCACCACGGATAACAACGTCTGGGAGCCGGGCGTGTATGGATGGGAAGAGGTGTAAGGGGACACGTCAATCCGAAAGATAAATGATAATGTCTGTAAAGGAGGACTAAAAAATGGAACAGATTATTAGTTATGTAAAGCCGGAGTTAATGGTGGTTTCTTTTGCCTTGTATTTTCTTGGGAAATGGATGAAAAGTTCAAAGAGAATTAAGGATAAAGACATTCCACTCTCTCTCGGAGGTATTGGAATTATTATTTGCGGAATGTATGTAACAGCAACTTGCGATTTGGACAGCATGAAAAATGTTTTTATGGCACTGTTCACGTCTGTAGTACAAGGTATCATGGTAGCCGGACTGAGTACATACGTCAATCAGATTATTAAGCAGATTGGAAAGGATGAATAATCATGGCAACAAGTACGATTAATATTATTGTAATCTGTGTCTTTCTACTTCTGGCAATGAAGATTTCAAACAGAAAGGACAAATAATGCTTACACCAGAATATCTCTTTCGTGTGACCGAGGGGGCGGAAAAGATATCTTCTGATATGCATCGGAACATCATGGACATGATCGTTGAGCGCATAATGGTACGTATAGGACGTGGGGAAGATTATCTCCTTACGGCTACGGACAGGTGGCAGATACAGGTGCTACAGGAATCCGGCTACTTACTGGAAGACATACAAAAAGAGATTGCTGATAAAACGAAGAAGCAAGAGAACGAGCTGAAAAGTGCATTTGAAGAAGCCGGTATAAAAGCTATCGAGAGAGACGATGCGATATATAGGGCGGTAGGACTATCACCTACGCCCTTGTTGCAATCTCCGACATTGCTCAGAATACTGGAAAGAGATTATAACGCTACGTGCGGAGAATGGAGAAACCTTACACGAACAACGGCAGATGAAGCACAGAAGCTGTTTCTGAAAGAGGTAGACACCGCTTACCGCATGGCATCAAGCGGTGTGGTATCATATACACAAGCCGTCAGAAATGCTGTTGACAGGATTGTAAAGCAAGGTGTCAAGGTTTCGTATCCGTCCGGTAGAGAAATGAGCATTGAATCAGCTACAATGATGACTGTCCGCACAGGGATAAGCCAGTGTGCCGGAGCAATCGCACTAAAGCGAATGGAAGAATTGGAATGGGATACCATCTTAGTATCTGCACATGTGGGCGCACGAATTGGTGATGGCGGTAACAATCCAACGAACCACTTTTGGTGGCAAGGAAAATTCTATTCCCGGACAGGCAAAGACAATAGGTTCCCGGATTTCCGAACATCAACAGGTTACGGAACGGTGACAGGGTTGTGTGGCGTGAACTGCCGACACTCTTTCGGATCCGGTGACGGTGAAAACAATCCGTATGCAGATATCAACCTGTCTAGTGAAGACAATATCAAAGCGGAAGAGCGTGCAAAAAAGCAACGGCTTATGGAAAGACGCATTCGCAACAGCAAGAGAGAAATTCAGAATTTGCAGACTGCTATAGATGCAAGCGGAGATGATAAGCTTAAATTCGAATTGCAACAGATGTATGACCGAAAATCAGCGGTACTGAGACGGCAAAATAAGCATTATCGTGATTATTGCAAAGAAAACGACCTTAAAGAATATTCGGAACGGCTACGGGTAGCACAGTGGGATAGGTCACAGGCTGTGAGATCAGCAAAAGCAGCACAGAGATATATCAATTCAAAGGAAAAGTGAATATGGAACTAATAACACAGATACTTGCTATATGCGGTGCTATATCTGTTATCGGTGGTGCTGCTGCGGTGCTTTCCGGGTGGTACAAATCATGGAAAGCACCAAAAGAAAAACAGGACAACCGTATAGAACAGATTGAAAAGCGAATAACGAACATTGAAACATCTATCACAGGGATTAATCAGAAACTTGATAACGATTATAAGAACATAAGGAATACGAGGGATGATATGAATCTATTAATGAGAAGTATGTTTAATTTGATCGAAAACAAAATCACAGGGAATAACATTGAGGGTTTAAAAAAAACTCGGGAAGAGCTTGTAAATGCTATGACGGACAAGAAACCAAAGGAATTATGAAAATATACTCTTTTACACGACCAGAACTTGACTATTTTGAGTTAGAATGCAACTTCACATCGGATGAATTAAAACTGTTCCGGCTCCGTGCTAAAGCTATGCCTTTAGAGGACTGTGCGGAAGAAATGAATGTGAGTGTGTCTACGGTCAAAAGATTGAGTAGAAGAGTAAATGATAAGATTGAAAGGGTGGTATAGGTATGTGGCTTGAAGATGTAAAACCTTGTAAAGCGCACATCGAAGCAACTGGTCAAGAAGTATCGGGCGTACTTGGGTTTTGTGAAATAAATTTTAACGCTTGTTTGATTATTGACGAAAAAGGACGAAACAAATATAAGCATGGACATACAGCGCATATTCCTATTTTTGAAACTGCTGAATTTGTAAAACCTTTTGAGGATTTTTCGGATGTCCATACAGAAAAAATAGATTTCCAAGCATATTACGGACCAAGAACTGAAACTAATACATTTTGCTTAGTTGGAGCAAAACCGATATCTGAAGAAGAGCACAACAAAATTACAGGTACAAATGGATGATTATATGATTGAAAGGGGATAAAGGTATGAACTTCGGAGAAGCCATAAAATGCATGAAAAAAGGAAAGAAAGTTACACGCAATGTATGGAAAGAAAACTTTTTTAATGGGAGAAAACAGTTTATTTTTATTGGAAAAAACAAAGGTTTAACAACGAATACGTTTCTTGCAATTCTACCAGAAGAAGAATGCTTTTCTGACTGCATTATGAGTTACACACGAAAAGGAAGCTTTCAGCCAAACTGGACACCAACACAAGAAGATATGCTTGCGGAAGATTGGGAAATGTATCCGGCAGAGGAAACGGTAGTCGATGAAACGCCGAACATTACGGCAGATGAAATGATTAATCTCAAAAACCGTATTGGGTGGAATATTAAATTTTATTCTACCGGGGAAACAATTATTTCTGAGCACATGGACTATCAAAAACTCTTAACTGGGGCAGAAAGTACATATATGCTGTCGTTTGTTGTCCCTAAAAAAAGTCTTGATGGTTTGTCAATGACAAATAAATGCCAAAATGTTATTGTTTCTGGACTTTTATTTAAAGTATATGCTTCTAGGAATATTGCTGACGATAGCCTTTGGCTCGTGACTGAAAGTGCCTTATCTGAAAAAGAATTTCACACAATTATAAGATTGGAGAGGTGATTGTATGATACCTAAGATTTTTAAAATAAGTGGATATCTCATAGACCCGACAGGCAGACTTGAACCACACCACATTAAGGCGAAAATGCTTTACGGCTGTGGATTTCCACTTGTAGGACAGCACATTCACGTACAGAAAGCAGAGATTAAGAAGCTGGATGAAAAGCATCCACTCATGAGAGAGAACTGTGATTTGGCAGAATGCGAGAAGTATTTCAATGACGAACCTCCGACAGTGAGCAATAGAAAAGTTGAACCCGGACAGGTGTACAGGCACTTTAAGGGAGAGACAGTAAAAGTCCTGTATATTGCACAGGATAGCGAAATGCCGGGACAGTTCAAGGTAGTTTATGAATGCTCTAATGGCGTGTGGTGCAGACCTTACGGAATGTTTGTTAGCGAGGTAGACAGGAAGAAATACCCGGATGTGAAGCAGAAGTACAGATTTGAGTTAGTGGAGGAATAATTATGATTTTTAAAGAAGCGTTTGAATTAATGAAACAGGGTGCGAAAGTAAAATTGCCTGGATGGAATGGTTACTGGTGTTGGGATAATGATAAGCAGACGATTATGATTCATTGCAGACCAAAGGATTCCGACAAAGGACAGGGAGATGTTCTTGATATCCGTGAAACGCAGAGAGTAGAATATACTTTCATGCACACGCAGAGAGATGATTGGATGATTGCTGATGAAGAGAATTGTGGTGTTCTCGGTGGTCAGTCAACATTTGGATTTGGAGATGCTATCCGTTATCTGAAAAGAGGACTTAAGGTAGCTCGTAAAGGTTGGAATGGTAAAGGAATCTATCTGGAAATGTATTCGCCAGAAGTCAATCTTGAAACTATTGCAGAAGCAGTGCATAACGCATGGTGGGAAGAAAAGAAAAAACAGGGAGTTACAGATCACCCGGATATGATTCCGTATTCTGAACTAAGTGAAGAAGTAAAAGAATACGACAGAGTTACAGCAAGAACAACTATTGAAGCATTCAATTATATGACGCATTCGTTCATATATATCAACACTACTGGATTACAGACAGAAAATCCTTATGCGCCTAAAAATAAAGTGCCGTGGACACCGTCTCAGACAGATATGCTTGTAGAAGACTGGGTATTTGCAGAGTAGGAGGATTAATTATGATTATCACAGGAATGAATCACTTTCAGAATGTGTGTAAAAAGAAACTTGTAGAATGGTACAACAAGAGCGACAAACCTCACAAGGGACCTAATGATGTTCAAACAATTGACTTAAGCAATGTATTTATTGTATGGAGTTGCAAGACATTACAGAACTACAAATGCCTTGCATCAACAGACACCATCGGTGATGGTATCTATGCTGAGTATACATACAGTGGGGATAAACAGGAGCTGTATGAGGATGTGTACGGAAAGATTACAAACACCTGTCATACAGAAGAATAAGTGATACTTTTTAGAGACTTTAACGAACTGTTAAGGTCTCTTTTTTATGCGTAAAATGAAAGCATAGAGAACAATAAATACTAATTTACAGGAGGTATGAGTATGAATCCATATATGTCATATACACCGTACATGCCACAGGATGCTTATATGCAAGATCAGATGGCATTACGACAACGGATAGACAACTTATCACAGGCTCAACAGCAATACAAGGCACAGCCACAGCCGAATGTAAACTGGATACAGGTAGCCGGAATTGACGGGGCAAGGAATCAGATTGTACAGCCGGGAACAACGGCTTGGATGATGGATAACAATGCACCGTACTTCTACGTGAAATCCGTAGACAGTGTGGGAAGTGTTACGTTTAAAGCTTTTGAATTCCATGAGGTACAGGCGAACAATCCACAACCTGTAGTGGAAAATATGGACGCTAAGTACGTGACAAGAGAAGAATTCAACAAATTACTGGATACATTGAAACCTCAGCCGGAAGAACAGAAAGGGGAGCTGACGCATGAGTAATCCGTTAATGGGAATGATGGGCGGTATGCCGGGTGGCAACAGTCCATTCGGAATGATTCAAAAAATGATGGGGATGGTGCAGAACACGCAGAATCCCGGAGCAATGTTGCAGAATATGGCGCAGAGCAACCCGAACATCAAAAAGGCTATGGATATGTGCCAAGGAAGAAACCCGAAAGATGTATTTATGGAGATGTGCCAGCAAAATGGCATGAATCCAAACGACATTATTAATAAAATAAAGTGATATCCGGACGGAGTGCACACGTCTTGATAAATAAAAGAAAAGGAGAACCAACATGAACGAGGGATTAAACACACTTAGTGCTGCCGATGTAGCAGCAGTCACAAGAAACAACGATGGAAATATGTGGGGTGACGGTGGATGGTTCTGGATTATCATTCTTGCTTTCCTGTTTTGCGGTAACGGATGGGGAAACAACAACGGAACACATGACGCTTTTGTCTCTGACGAATTCGTGAAAAGAGATATCTTTAACACAAATCAGAATGTGTCCAACACAGCTTGCGAGACACAGAGAGACGTATTAGAGAACCGCTATACCACACAGCTCGGCTTGCAGAACTTACAGGCTCAGCAGGCTCAGTGTTGCTGTAACACACAGAAAGAAATCTTACAGAGTAGATATGATGCGGCATTACAGGCACAGAACATGCAGGCACAGATGGCACAGTGTTGCTGTGACATCAAAGAAAGCATCTTAGCAGATGGACAGGCTACACGCCAGTTAATCCAGGATAACACGATTCAGAACTTGAGAGACAAGCTCGCTGATCGTGACAGAGATTTGCAGACAGCATACTGGCAGATTTCACAGGTATCACAGACCAATAACATTATTGATGCAGTGAGACCGACACCAAAACCGGCTTATATGTCTTGCAGTCCATACTTTGCGTATAACGCATTTGGTAATGGTTGCTGTGCAAGTGGGAACGTGATGTAAGTGAATGACATATCACTACTTGACTTTCTAACAGTGTACGGGGTTGCTTTGCAGATGGCGAATTTTAACAGTGATTTATCACAGGCGAGTAATTCCGACATCGAAAAACACTTGCACGAACAAGACAGTAAGTACTTTTTGAAAATAATTGAAAACCAAAACAAAATCATAAGCATGTTGGAAGAATCCATATCTACGAAAAAGTAGTCTTGCGAAGATCGAAGAGAGTAGGCATGCGCTTGCTCTCTTTTTTAAGAAAGGAGAAAAAATATGTTAAATTCTATTGCTAAAAATGCTCAGACAGTAGCAACAAATCAGAATGTATTATTTACAGAAACAAGAGTGAAAAGCCGTAGATGTGCTTGTAACACAGGGTGGCTTGCACATGACAACGGCAGTGGACTTTTTGAAATCACAAACCGTGGAAATCTGCCAATGGCGGTCGAAGTTGAGTTTAACGGAAACGTTACGGCATCTGCAATAGGAGCGGTAGCGTTATCTATCAAACAGAACGGGGAACCGGTTTCTGGTACGGAAATGGACTATACAGTAGCAACGGCAAATGTGTATCAGAATGTCGGTGCAGCTACATTGATTGCAGTTCCGGCCGGAAGTAGCGTCACTATATCGGTTGGCAACGTTGGCACAGTTGACACATTGGTTAAGGATGCGAATATCATCATTAAAAAGCTCTCATAGAAAAGGGGTGAGTTTCTATGATTGATTTTAAAAGCAACCTAGATGTTAAAACTCCGAAAGAAATCTTTTCCGAAATCAATGAACGGTTTATCGGAGCGGTCATGATGCACGGGCAGTTTGCGGACTACTTTGATTTCCTTGGCTTAAAAGGCTTTAAGCGGATGCATGAGTACCAGCACATTGCGGAAAGCTTGGAACGTAGGAAAGTGTGCCGATATTTTATAAGCCATCACAATCAGCTTATTGATGATGAATTTGATGGAAAAGTAAATGTTATCCCGGATGCGTGGCGAACGGCCAAACGTTTAAGCGTTGGGAAAAGCACAAAGCAGAAAGCCGTAGAAGATGGATTTGTCGAGTACCACAATTGGGAATCCGAAACAAAGGAAGTGTACGAACAGTACGCACACACGCTAAGAGAAAACGGTCATGTGGCTGATGCTATGTTTGTGGAATGTTTGGTAGAGGATGTAAGCGAAGAATTAAAAACTGTAGAATGTATGATTAACGACCTCATATCTACCGGATACGACATGGTATACATCACAGAAATTCAATCGGAGATTCACGACAAATACAAAAAGAAAATGAAAGGAATCGAGGTGTAATAAATGAGCGAGATCAAAAAGATTTTGGAAGAACAGCTTGAACGTGAGAAAGCATCTGCAAAGAAAGACTTAAATATGTCTAACTTACAGGCAATGTACATGATTACATCTACATTATGTAATATGAAATCTTTGGAATGTGAAAGCGTACCAGGGATGATTGCGGATGCATCGGAAAACCTTATCAAGAAGTACAGTAACGGAAAGTACGACAAAAACATTGATGCACTATATGACCAGTACATTATGGCGAAAGAGATGTATCAGCAGAACGGAGATCAGGCACATAGAGACAAACTGATGGAAAGTGTCGGAAAACTTATGGTAGAAGTGTACGACATGCTTTCCTCTATGGTGATGGATTCAGATTTTGCGGAAGAACGGAAAGAAATTCAAAGGCAAATCAAGAAGCTTGCGGAAATGTAAAAACATGGGTACGGAGTACAATATATATTAATGTTACGATATATACGGTGAATCACATAGGATATTTTCTTTTCTTACTTGATACACCTCCTTTCAATAAAGCCTAATAGCGGAATGCTGATTAAAGGGCGGTCAAACGCCCGTTAGGCTTTCCCCTAAGGTTGCGGACTTAGGGAACCGTCATCTTATGTTACCTCCTAAAGATATAATATGATAAATTTTCATCCCGCAAAGGATAGTGCACAGTATGGTGCTTGGATTCATGTCCGGCTATCCTTTTTCTGTATAGAGTTAGTTACGGAACAATATGCAGATTGACCGTCAAATAGCCGTAACAGTGGTTGGAACTGTATAGAGGGAACACTTGCACCAACCACTAACGGGATATAGTTCAATGGTAGAACAAAAGTCACAATCATCTCTTTGAAAAAAGACTTATGTCCACGGTTCGATTCCGTGTATCCCGATTACCCCGACAGAGGTTCATCTGTCTGAATCCCTACCGCAGACGAAGCGGTTAATAAGAGACGTTGAGGAGGATATGCAACATGAAAAATATTATTCAGATTATCAAGGATGCTGGTCTTGAAATTACAGATGAGCAGAAAAAGACAATCGAAGATGCAGTGAAAGAGAATTACAAAAGCGTATCTGACTATGATAAGCAGACACGAAAAGTAGAAACTCTGACACAGGAACGTGACAACTTTAAAACACAGTATGAAACAGCGAAAGAGACTTTGGACGGGTTCGAAGGTAAAGACTTCGATGCGATCACAAGAGAACGTGATGAGTGGAAGACGAAAGCTGAGAATGCAGAAAAAGAATGGAAAGACAAGCTTGATGCCAGTGAAAAAGAGTACAACCAGAAGATTGAAGAAAGAGACTTCAATGACGTTCTGACAAAGGCTCTTGCGGGCGAAAAATTCAGTTCTGATTTTGCCAAGACTGGCATTATCAACATGATTAAGGATAAAGGCCTGAAACGTGAGGGCGAAAAGATTCTTGGTCTTGATGATTACATGAAAGAATTGAAAGAATCTCAGAAAGATGCTTTCGTGGCTGATGGTAAGACACCACCAGTATTCACTACACCTACAGAAAAAGGTGGAAGTGAACAGAAAGCAGAGCCGTTTGTTCCTGGAACTGTTTGGTAAAACCATACTGTGAACCGACTATCAATAGGAGATAGCCGTTGACCTTAAAGAATTAAAGGAGAACAAAAATGGCAGAAACAACAAGAATTACATCGTTAAATATGTTACTTGACCCAACCGGAAAAATGCTTCTTGCAGAAGAGTACGGAAAGGTCATTGAAAACGTCCAGAAGAACACTATTTCTGGAAAAATGAAGAATACCGAACTTTCCGGTGATCCGTCAGCCGGAACCGTAGAAGCAAAACGATTCGCAAATGCGACATCTAAGAATTACGGAACTGCCAGAGGTGCAGCTAAGGGGGATGGAGTAAAAGGAAAGCCGGTTACGATTCCGATTAACGTTGATAAGGAAATCGTAGAAGAGGTTGAACAGAAAGACGTATCTCTTCTCGGAGTAGAGGGACTTATCGCAAAAAGAACAGCGAACCATGCACTTAGAATGATCGCAGAACTCGACACTGAGTTCTTCAAAGTTGCCGGAACAGATGCGACAGAAGTTGATTTGACAGGTATCACAGCTATTGAGGAACAGGCTGAAACCATGATTCAGCAGTGCGAAACTACCAAGAATGAATATGTGGACGGAGTACCACGTTCTATGATGAACATGATCTGCACACCAAAGTTCTATGGAAAAATCCGCACATATCTGGACAAGGTTACAGTGCCGGGCGTTGGCGTAGCCGACGAAGAGTTTTACGCTTATCATGGCGTAAAAACATTCTCATGCGTGCACATGCCGACAGACGTTGATGTGATCGTAATGGTTGATGGATCTATCGCACAGCCTGTTAAATCCACACCATACAGTGCTGAGAAGATTCCTCTTTCAGAAGCATATGGCATTGAACTCTTCTACCATTACGGAACCAAATCTGTAATGCCTGACCTTATATTTAAAAACAAGAAAGGTGAGTAAGCATGAGACAGTTTGAAGACTTGGAAACAGGGAGAATCTTATCGACCGAGCATGAAACGAGTGCTCAGTTGATGGAAAACAATCCGCAAAAATATAAAGAAATTTCAGCTGGAAAAACTAAAGCCAGATCAAATTCTAGTAAACAGGAAAATTAGGTGAAACACTATGGCGTACACAGATTATAAGTTTTATACAAAAAAATTTTTTGGAAAAACAATTCCAGAAAGTGAATTTCGTGAATATGCAGAGCGAGCCAGTGACTGCGTAGATAGCTACACGATGGATCGTCTTGTCGATGGACTTCCAGAAAATGAGCGAGCAGAAACAAAAGTTCAAAAAGCTGTATGTGCAGTAGCTGATGAAATGTATAAGATAGATCAATCTAAAAAAGCTTCTATGGATGCCATAGGAACCATACAGAGAGAAGATGGGACGGTCGTAAACAAGGCCGTCTCTTCTGTTTCTTCTGGGAACGAAAGCATATCTTACGCTAACGGGAACAGCCAGAGCAATCGGTATACCGTAGCAGCTACCAATGTGCAAGAAGAAAAAAGGATACTTCTTGAAGCAGCAGTCAGCTATCTTTTTAACGTTACCGATGATAACGGAGTGTACTTGCTATATAGAGGGATTTGAACAATGGGAATTATTAAAAGATTATTTTGCAAACACAAAAAGAAAATCCATGCCGGAACGTATCTGGAAGATATCGGAAACGGGATAAAAGAAACAAGGCACATATGGAAGTGTGAAAAATGCGGTAAGAAGTTTTATTAACGAGAGGTGATACCAATGTATAGCAAAACTATAACTGTATTCAACAAATACACGAATCAGAAAGATGAAATATTTTGGTATCCGACCGTAATTAAAGGTGTTCAACTCATTGTTGATAAATCCGCAAACATCGAAAAGACAGGACTTGATACGGCTGACACGGCAACGCTCCATGTTCTGTATCGCATGACATCCGATGAAAAAGTAGTAGCTGACAAAAAGTATCTTGAGCCTAAAAAATGGGCGAAACAAATTAACGATACACTTGGACATACCGTCACATTTGCAAGCGGTGACTTTTTCATTGAGGGCGAACATGACGAAAAGATGATAGCAGACGAAGACTATCAGAGCCGGAGAGACGGCGGCTTTTATGATTATATGAACAAAAATCACGACAATGTATTCTTAATCACCAATGTCGGAACATACACACTTATCCCACATTTTGAGATAGGGGGGAAGTAAATGGCACGTAGCAGAATGTTTCATTTTCCGAACATCTCGATAGTTGAAGCTGACATTAAAGTGAATGTGAACCTTGATCGATTCGAAAAGCAATTCCAAGATGCTCAACTTTGGTTAGATGAACAGGTATGGACAGGCACAAAAAAGTATATTCCGCAAAGAGATGGGATGCTGATTGATACAACCAATACGCAGAACGAAGCCTTGAAAGGTAGTGGAAAGGTTTATGCCGGATATGGTCCAAACGCAAGATTTTTGTACATGGGAAAAGTTATGGTGGATCCGGAAACTGGTTCGCCGTGGGCAAGGCCAAAAGCAAAAAAAGTAGTAACAGACCGTGATATACAGTTCTCGAAAGAGCCAAACCCTTTTGCGACAGATCACTGGTTTGATCCTGCCAAAGATGAATTTTGTGATACATGGGTAAAAGGAGTGAAGAAACGTGCAGGCGGTGGATAGTAAAAAAACAGTGAAATACGATGTTGACGGATACGACATTGTAACAAATGCACTTAAAGATTTGCTGAATCAGTATCCTGGATTGGAAACCGGAGAAGTGTTTAAATTCTCCACTCTGAAAGAAGATGATGGAATAGCATTCTATCCGGTATCCGGTGCGGTTATTGCACAGGAGAAAAAATCGGTAACAGGTAAGGTGAATCAGCTTTGCAACTACCCATTTTATATCGTGTACAGGACATCCCGTGATTCTCCGAATATGAAAGCGGATATCAAGGAATTTCTTGATAGTGTAGGTAAATGGCTGGAACGACAAACAGTCGTGATTGATGGCGAAAAGCATAAGCTTACATCTTACCCAACACTTACAGAAGAACGAAAAATAGAAGAGATTACAAGAATCACACCATCATACCTTGACAAAACTTACGAAAACAATGTGCAAGACTGGGTGATTAGTATGTCTCTTAAATACAGAAATGTATTCATAAGAACTAATTAACCGGACATCAATTGGAGATGTTCGCTGACCGTAAAAAGTTAACGGTAGAAAGGACTATAATATGGGAAATCTTAGTAGAGAAGCACTCGCGCATTATCTGGACTATAGTTTCAAACAGACAGTAGCAAGTGCTACGTGGGAAATCCTTGGTGATGACATTGACGATATGTCGGTTGATCTGAACCCGGATACAGAGACAAAGAAGAACATTCTTGGTCAGACAAAAACAACAGATAATGGATATGAACCGTCTATGGATGCAGATACATACTATGCAAACCCGGACAAAAAGCTGTATCCGAAAATTAGGGATATTGCAATGAAACGATTGAAAGGAGCGGACTGCAAAACACTTATGCTGGAAGTCCTTGTGGAAGATACAAGTGCGGAAAACCACCTTGCATATGTTGAAGAGGTTATGGTAAAACCTCAGTCTTATGGTGGAGATACATCTGGCGTAAACATTCCGTTTAAAGTATCTTCTGACGGTAAGAGAACAGAGGGATATGTAAGTGCTACTTCGCTTGCTTCTGGCAATCCAGAATTTACAGCCGGAGCAATTCCACATAGTCTTTCTACAGGAAAAGAAGTACTGTAACGCTTTATTAACAGGAGGAATAATATGAGCAACAAGTTACCAAAAAAAAGAAATGATAGCGAACTGGTTATTAAGATAAATGATGGCCGAGTCAAAATTCCGATCAAAAACCAGTTTGGTGAAACTCTTGGAAATATAGTGTTCGCACCGACTGACACTAACATTGTTGACAGATACGAAGAAGTCGTTCGATTTTGGAAAAATTACAAGATGCCGGAAGATGACAGCATTGAAGTTGCCAGAAAAGCAGAAAAGGAAATTGCAGAGAAAATGTCTTATCTGATTAATGGAGACGCAGAAAAAGCGTTTTTCCGGGTTCTCGGACCGTTTTCGCCAATGGATGATGGAAGAATTTTTCTCGAAATTGTAATTGACAGTGTTGCAAAAGTCATTGAAACAAAATTGAACACAAACGTAACGAAGGTACAGCGCCGTGTAAATAAGTATGTGGCCAAGTACCACAACTAATGGATGTCTGGAAACTCCCCAAATCCGTTAACGTAAACGGCAAAGAATATCGAATACGCTCAGATTACAGAGCCGTGTTAGATATTCTTTGTGCTATTAATGATCCCGATATAGTAGCCGGAATGTCAGAGGAAGAAAAAAACTTGGAGATATACACAACGATTCTTGCTATATTCTACGAAGACTTTGATAATCTCCCAACGGAAGACTGGGAAGAAGCTTTAAAGACGGCGAAAGAGTTTATCGACTGCGGATTTAAGGGAGATAAGAAAAAACCGCAACTTATGGATTGGAAAAAAGATGCAAAGATTCTGATTCCGGCCATTAATAAAGTGGCGCATGAGGATATTCGTGAGAAAGAGTACTTGCATTGGTGGACGTTCATGGGACTTTTTATGGAGATTGGAGAATCACTTTTCAGCACTATCACTAACATTCGTGAAAAAGTCTCGAAAGGGAAGAAATTGGATAGTTGGGAAAAAGAATTTTATTCTAGCAACAAAGAACTTGTTGACCTTAAAGCTACACCAGAGCGAAGCGAAGAAGAAAAAAAAGAATTAAGAAGAGTATTCGGACTCGTAAATAATTAACCGGGTATCATGTGGAGATACCCGCTGACCGCAAATATTTAGCGGTAGAAAGGACAATACATGACAGAAGATGGAAGTATTGTTATTAACACAAAAATCAGAACTGATGGTATAAAGGCGGGTTCACAAGAAATTGAAGCCGGATTGCGAAGAGCAGCAGACAGGGTGGATAATTTGGGAACGTCTGCAAAAAACGCCATCAACAAGCAAATAGATGCTTTTGCAAAACTGAATAACGAATACAGCGCACAAGAACAAAAGGTAGAATCGTTACGGCAAAAGGTAGCATCCTATGCAAATCAGCGCATCCCAACTACTGAATACAAGGAAATATCAGACCAAATTTCAAAAGCAGAAGCAAAACTCAATCAGCTTATGTCATCACAGGAACGTTTTTTAGCAAACGGAGGAAAAAAGAACACTTCGACTTATAAAAAAATGCAGTATGACATAGATGACCTTGCGAACACTATTAAATACGCAAGGTCGGAGCTTGTTGATCTGGAAGTTTCTGGAAAAGCCTTTTCTACTGGTGTGAACACCAAAGAAGCACAGGCAGACATGGAAAGACTTGCGAGTGCAGAAAGAAGACTTACAGATATGCAGAACCGATTAAACACATCGTATTCTGGCATTAAAAGCAAACTTGCAAGTTACGGTACCGGTTTGGTTTCCTTGAAAGAAAAACTTTTTGGAGTAAACAGTGCTAATGGCAAAACTGCAAATTCCAATTCAAAACTGAGTAGGTCATTTAAAGACACTAGTAAATCAGCCGGATCAGCAAGAATGAGTATCGGAAGAATGCTTACGATGTCTGTATTGTTTAGCAGTGTTTTTCGAATTCTTAGTGCTCTTACACAAGGAATAATAGGTGGATTCAATAATCTTGCTCAATACTCCAAAACCACAAACGCAAATATATCTACTTTGTGGGGGAGTCTTATCAGATTGCAAAATGCATTTGCTACAGCTTTCAGTCCGATTCTGGAAGTTGTGACACCGATACTGTCACGATTCATTGACCTTATCAGCACAGCCATAACCTATGTAGGAATGTTTTTCGGGTATCTTGCCGGGAATAAAACATACACAAAGGCACTGACAGTACAAAAAGATTATGCTGCAAGTCTGGACAAGACCGCCAAGTCTACGAAGAAAGCCACAAAAGCAGCAAAAGACTACTTGTCACCGCTCGATGAAATTAATCGGTACACAACAAATAAGGATACCGACACAACACCGTCTGGATCCGGTGCAAACGGAACACCGATCAGCAAAATGTTTGAAGAAGTTCCAATAGATGCACCGCCGATTTTTGAAAAAATCAAGGATGTACTGGGGCAGATATTCCAACCATTTAAAGAAGCGTGGGAACGTGAGGGAAAGAACACAATTGATGCTGCTAAGTATGCATTATCGGAACTTGGAGCACTGGCAAAGAGTGTCGGCAGTAGTATGTTGGAAGTCTGGACGAATGGTACAGGCACACAGATACTGTCTACCATGCTACAGATTGCACAGGGACTGCTTACAACGGTCGGGAATATCGCAAGGCAATTAGATATAGCTTGGAATAAAAACGCCGTAGGAACGGCCATTATACAGGCTATAGCAGATGCATTCCAAAAGGTGCTTGATATCATAAATCGTCTTGTGTGGGATACGGCTCAGTGGGCGGGATCATTGAACTTTTACCCGTTACTTAATTCGATTAAGAATCTGTTTGAATCTATGTCACCGCTGATAGAAGCTATTGGAAGTTTCTTAGAAAGATTGTATACGAATATCATTTTACCAATGCTTAAGTTCTTGATAGAAAATGGTCTTCCGGTGCTTATTAATGTACTTGCTGGCTTGTTTAATTTCCTCGGTGAACATCAGTGGATTGTTGATGCCATTGGGACAGCATTAGTTACAGCGTTTGCTACATCAAAGATAGTTCCTTTAATTGCAACTATATCAAGCGCAGTTCTTGGATTTGCTGGACACATAGGAACATTAATTGACATTTTAAAAGGTGGCGGTGGACTTGTTGGAGTTATTAGTTCATTGGTAACTACGTTTGGAATCGTTCCAATTGCGATAGCAGTTGCTGTAGCAGCGATTATATTGATAGCTACTCACTGGGATCAGCTTAAAACCACAATGTCAAATCTTATGAACTGGATAAAAGGAGTATTTGCCACTGACTGGCACGCTCAATTCGGAGTATTTGGAGACGTAGTGGAAGTTTTTCTTAACAGCTTTAAAGGGATTTTTAACAGCATTAAACAGATATGCTCTGGGTTTGTCACATTTTTAAAAGGAGTATTTTCAGGGAATGTAAATATGGCGCTAAAAGGAATACTAAACATACTCCGTGGAGCTGCTAACTTAATCTACTCAATTTTTAAAGCGCCTGTAAATATGGTTATCGCCCTATTTAATGGATTGAATCGAGCGATTATTAATGCAATTAACGGTTTGGTAGACGGACTGAATCACATTAAAGTACCGGATTGGGTTCCAGGTATCGGCGGTAAAGGAATTAATCTTTCCCATGCAAATTACACCAGAATTCCATATCTTGCACAAGGTGCAGTTATTCCGGCCGGAAATCCGTTTTTAGCGGTTCTTGGTGACCAGACAAAGGGAAACAACTTGGAGATGCCTGAAAATCTGTTAAGAAAAATCGTAAGTGAAGAAAGCGGTAAAGGTACAGGAATGATAAAACTTGTGGTAAATCTGGACAGCAGAACGGTACTTGAACAGCTTATTAATACAGCAAAAGAGATGCAGATGTCCAATGGACAGAATGTATTTGAACTCGGGAGGTAGGTAAAATGGCACAGCAAGTGATTAAGATTAATGGTCGGACTATTCATCAGCCAGACACATTCAAGTTCAGCTTTGCCACTACCTCTACAGAGGGAACAGAGCGATTAATGAGTGGCGTTATGTGCAATGAACCGATGTTCACGGTAGAATCTTACGCTTATGAGGGAAGTGACATAAGCATATCGGAAATGGCAAGCCTTTTACAGATGATTGTAAATCAAAGGCAGGTGCAACTATATTATTTTTCCGTGTATTACGGAAGATGGAGAGAAGCACCGTTTTACGTCACACAAGGAAGTGTAGATATCGGGACATTAAAAGAGGGAGAAGAAAAGTATAAATCCCTTAGCTTTAACATAATCGGGGTGAATCCAATATGATACACATTAGCAATGCATATAAGAAAGCTATATACGGACGTAGTGACTGGTATCCATCTGCAAGGGTTACTTTCTTGGATGGCACAGTGCTAAATCTTGGCCGATCCGAATTTTTAATATCTGGCAACAACATTGTTGATGGAGCTGGTACACAAAGCTTGCCACTCGGTAATGTTGTGTCCAGAAAAATTACAGTAAAACTATACAACGCAGATGACAGATATAGAGTTCATAGCTTTCTCGGTGCAAAGATAACATTGTATAAGTCAATTAGCACGGATATAGGTGATCTGACTATAAAAAGTGGCACTTATACCGTAATTGACCCGGAAAGCTATGGGGATACTGTAAGCTTTTCTGCTTACGATGATGCATATAAGCTTGATCGTGATTACACGACACATTTAAAATACCCCCTCAAACTGTCTGAAATATTGATAGATTCTTGCAGAACGTGCGGAGTACAGTTAGACACAGTGCATTTTAACGGAGAAGATATAACCGTAAAAGAAGCACCGACAAACACTACTCACAGACAGGTTGTTGGATTAATATCCATGATCGCTGGTGGAAATGCATGGATGAATGCGGACAACCATTTACAGATTACAGATTACGACATGACACTTTTTGATGGAATGACCGATCTTGATGGTGGGTGGTTTGATGATCCAAGACAAAACTATGACGGCGGTCAATTTGAGACAGATGTCATCACGGAAAAGTATGTGACATATTCCGATGTGACCGGTGGAAGTTTTGGTGATGATATTAATGAATTTTTTTACGATGATCTTGACTGGAACAAAGAGTTGTACACAAGCGGTTCCAACATGGACGGTGGCTATTTTGACAATGGATTAGAACTTTTAACGGATGATTCTTACGGGATTATGTATCGTTCGGTAGAACGCAAACAGAGAAATCCTTATCACTTAATATCAAAGCAACATGATGGATTCCGGCTCAGAGACGGACGTACATTAGGCGTTCATTCGGTAGATACGGAAGAGGCAAGCGGATATATTCTTTCCGATGCCACTACTTACTACGCAAGCGGAAACAATGCCGATGATGGAACGTTTGAGTTAGCTGATAATTTCCACTTTTTAACACAGTGGAAGATCGGGTTAACAACCGGAGTTGAAAACATAAAGATTACAGGCGTGCAAACAACGGATAATGGAAACACATATACTTACGGCACTGATGGGTACATTTTGTCAATAGAAAATTCACTTATTAAAGATAAAAATCTTCTCGTAAATACAGTGGGGGCAAAGCTTGTAGGATTAACATTTATGAATTTTTCTGGTGAACATTTATCTTATCCTTTGGCAGAGTTTATGGATCTTGCCTATGTGATTGATCGTGCCGGAAAGACGAACAGGACGATTCTTACAGACATTACATTTAACTTCCTTGGATTTACTCAACTTAAATGCTCGGCTGAAAATTCTGTGAGAAACAGTAGTAAATATGTAAGCGCAGAAACCAAAGCTATTCAAAAATCTTCGGAAATTACCGAAAAAAAAATCAGTAAATATGATGAAGCCGTTCAGTCCCTTACAGCCTTAATGACACAGGGAATGGGATTTTTTAAGACTGAAGAAATCAAAGAAGATAAATCAGTTATATTTTATCTCCACAACAAAGAACGGTTGGAAGATTCGAACATTATCTGGAAAATGGTTGGTGATGCATTTGCAGTGTCTACAGATGGTGGTAAGACATGGAACGCCGGGTTGGATTCTAATGGTAATGCAGTAGTTAATGTACTTTCCGCTGTAGGTATTAACTGTGACTGGATACATTCTGGAACATTGACACTTGGTGGCTATAACAACCAAAATGGTGTACTTTCGATGCAAGATTCAGACGGAAATGAAATAGGGAGATGGAATAATCAAGGTGTGTATGCAAAAGGACATTATGTATCCGAAGATTCTATAGGTAGAAAAATAGATTTGCATAATGCAAAAATTGATCTTTACTCATCTGGAGGAAAATATACAGGTTACATTTCTGGAGAATTAGATGGTATAGAAGCGAGAGCTACGTCTACGGATTACCTAAACATCGGAAAAGGTTATTCCGAATTTAATGTTTCAAAAAGATTACAACTTTTAAGTAAAAATCAAATTGCCATTTCTGCAAATGAGATTGTGATTAATGGAAATAAAGCAAAAACAGGAACTGCCGTGTTTAGCGATGGAAGTTACTTAAAATTTGTGAATGGCAATTTAGTCGGTGGAAGAACTGCAAGTGGCACAACATTTTAAGGAGACAGGCATATGACAAAAACAGAAAGTGCGGTTCAATGGGCTATTAATATCGCAAACGATAACAGACATGGATACAGCCAAGCGAACCGGTGGGGGAATCCAGACTATGATTGCTCATCACTCGTAATATCTGCATGGCAACAAGCCGGAGTTCCAGTAAAATCAAATGGAGCTACTTATACGGGAAATATGTACAATGTTTTTCGTGCTTGCGGATTCACTGATGTAACGTCAAGCTGCAACAGAGCCACTGGTGCTGGAATGCAAAGAGGGGATGTACTGCTAAATGTTAAATATCACACTGCAATGTACATCGGTGGTGGCCAGATGGTGCAAGCATCATCTACAAGAGGACATCCAGAAGCCGGGGATCAGACGGGAACAGAGATATGGGTGTGCAGATATTATAATTATTCGAGAGGATGGAATTATGTACTACGTTATACTGCCGGTGGGAATTCGGGTAGCAGTGGAGGACAGGAACCAATACAACCACCATCCGGAGTTTCGCTTGTACAGTGGATTCCTGGATAGAAAGGAGAATATATATGGCAATTCAAATGCGTAGGGGGCAATTAAAAGATTTTGATGCAAACAAGATGCTCCCCGGAGAATTTGCAGTTACTATAGACGAAGCTGTGGAAAATCAAAAAGTTTTTATGTGCTTTTCCGCAGGGACAATAAAAGAACTGGCTACAAAAGAAGATTTTGAAGCTGATTTAAAAAGCATACAACAAGCCATAGAAGATGCGAATAATGCATCGAAAAAGGCACAAGATGCTATAGATAAAGCTAACCAAATTGTGGCCGGGAAAGTCGGTATCGATGACACACAGACCAGTACGTCAACTGTATATTCTTCACAGAAAAGTGATGAAATATATGTAAAGAAAAAAGATTATGATAATCTTGTGAAAAAAGTAGAGACGTTGGTAGATGATTTGTCTGACGCAATAGTAAGTAGGTGATAAAATGGCAGATGTATATATAGAAGAATTAAATAAAGCTGATAGCCTTTCGGATGAAGATACTGTCTTGCTCCACACCAAAACCGAAGATTTACAACTAACTATCGGAATGCTGAAAACTTTAATGACAGTAGAAAAAGCCATAAAGCTTGCTGCTCCGTTTTTGGTATCTATAACAGGAGATGCGACCGGAAATGGAACTACAGATGGTAGAGAGACGCTTACGATTGAATTATCGAACATAAAAGCTTCAAGTTTAAAGAATAGCATTAAAATTAATGGAACGGAATTTGACGGAACAGAGGGAATCACTACAGAACGATGGGGAACAGAAAGAACTGTAACGATCGGTGGATGTGAAAGGAAAGTAAACGGAGAAACAGATGTTAACTTTCCGGCAAATGAAGTTTTCTCCGGATCCGGACAACCTTATGTCCCAACAGCCGGAGGGAATATGACAGGTAACCTAAAAAGGGAAATAAATGAATCAAGTTATAATTTGCTTGAAGCAACTACAGAAAGCGAAGAATCTGGCGTTTCAGTAAAATTAAAAGTTGGTGATATTAATGCAAATATTGTTATTCAAAGTCTTTCACAACCTTATTGGCATAATGGAGTAAATTTAAAAAAAATACTTACAGAAGACGATATCTATGAACTTGAACGGAGAGTTTCAGAACTTGAAAGCATGGCCACACAAACATTAGCAGTAGCAAAGGAGGATGATGCAAATGGCTAATGAAAATTTAAAAGCGCAGAAAATATACGGAAAATACATAAAAGAACTTCCACAAGTCACAGAAGTGAACGATACGGACGATATTATCATAGAAGATTCTACTCCAATAACAAGCAGAGTGAAGCTAGGAGTGCTGTTTGATGCCATTAAAAAAAGAATTGCATCTACTTGGAAATTTGCAGAACTAAACAACCAAATCGTGAAATATGCTAGTGAGTTAAATAAAAAAAATGATTATGATCCAACAGTGCAAACTTACAGTAATAATGGTTGGAACTTAACGTACAGACATATAGATCATAATCATATATATGTTGAAGTTACAAATACAACGAAAGGTGGAATTGCAAACATTAATGACGGTCTCGTTATGGCTGGAATTCCGTTTGACATTGAATTTAGTCAAATGCTTCCAATTTATATGCAAGTTGCCAATGTAGTTGTTGGATACGGAAGAATAAGAATGGGAACTAATCACGGTGCATATTTAGTTTGTACAAATTATTCGAACGATGTATCGTTAGTAGGCTTTGGAATATTAACCATCAAATCCTAATTAATGCAATATGAACCAGCAAAACCTGCTTCGTAAAAGTTGTTTTTCGAAACAATTTTTATAATACCGTCTGTATCAATAGATACGGATGCATCGTTACGTATACCAAATAATCAATATAAATTACTCCGAATTTTTCTGTTATCGAATACGCATGGCTCATTCAAGACGATGCTATCAAAATTATAAGTTCTATTTTTATTTAACTCAGAAAAATACGGGAACGATATTTTTCTGAACTTTTTCTATGATTATAGTATCTTTACAGAAAGGAAATTAAGTAATTATGGAAAAAATGAGCGAAGGAACCATTTGCGAAGTAGTCAAAAGCTGTGCCTACGGTTATACCGCAGACGAATTGTCAGAACACTACGGCATGGAAAAAGCAGATGCAGAAAAATTCATGAAAGAGCATGCAACTGAGATTACAGAAATGAAAGAACACTTAAAACAGGAGGGATATATTGAATAGGATAGTCGATGTTTCTGAACATAACGGGAACATCGACTGGGCGAAAGTAAAAGCATCCGGCATTGTAGGTGCTATCATCAGATGCGGATATGGACAAGATCAGACAGGACAGGATGACAAAAAATGGCTGAGAAATGTATCTGAATGTGAGCGACTTGGCATCCCTTACGGTGTATATCTGTATTCTTACGCAAAGACTACAGGTGCGGTACGGGGAGAAATCAACCACGCATTAAGACTTCTGAAAGGACATTCTCCGGCATGGCCTGTATATTTCGACAGTGAACAGCCGGGAACACAGGGCGTTGCGAGAGCCAACGCAAAAGCATTTTGTGACGCAATGGTGGCACATGGATATAAAGCCGGAATCTATGCATCTACATCTTGGTATAAGAACTATATCGGTCAGACATGGGGATATTCTCTGTGGATTGCATCTTACGGATCTAAATCCGCCGGAGTAGACGGAATTGATATGTGGCAGTACACATCGAAAGGCTCTATTCCTGGAATCCCTGGAAATGTAGATGTAAACTATGTCTATAAGGACTTGGGCGGTATGGTAACTCCAGTACAGAAACCGACTGTAGCACCGGCACCTAAACCGGTAGATGAATCTTGGAAAGGTGACAAGCGTTATTATCTTAACAATTCCCGTGTTGGAGAATGGCAGAAAGCCATGAACATAGGATTTGACACTAAAGTATTATCTGAGGATAACAAATTTGGTGTCGGCTCACAGGATTTTGCTAAAAAACACATCTTATGGTCGGGGCAGACGCACAACTGTATCACGGCTATCAGATGGCTTAGACGCACCCTCAGAGACGTATATGGCTTTACAAAGCTGTCTTACAATGAGGGATGGACAGGTTATCTGACAACATGTGTGAAGAAGTTTCAGAACAACAGGAAGCTTACACCGGACGGAAAAGTAGGACTTATCACGACCTACTGGCTCTTATCCGGCATCGTGAAATAAAATTAAGAGCAAATATTCTTTACATACAATACCAAAAATCCCACTACTGTTTTCTCGCCAGTAGTGGGATTTTGAATTATTTATTAATTACATATTTTATATCTTTTGTTGACCAGAAATCCGGCGCAACATTAATTTCGAAACTCTTAAAATCTGTAGGTACTTGATATACGATGATACCATTCATTTTCTTTCCAGAAGCAACTGATCCGTCTAATTGCGTCTTTCCCTCTGCTTCTGGTGCTTGCTGTCCGAGAATGTCTTGATTCAACGAATAATCATCGCAATAAGCTTCAAAGTTTGCTGCAGAACTAATATTGATATCTTTGGATGAATTGTTCTCGATGTTAAATTCAAGTATCAAAAACTCTTTTCCGTCATCCGGTTTCACATATTCACTTCCGGCTGATTCTGTAGAACTTACTAATGTTACATTAACGTCTTTAAGAGATACTGTTTCACCGACCTGAAATTCTTTTTTCTCATCCACTGTTCCCGATTGAGAACTTTCATCGTTTTTACCAGAAGAAGAGCTTACTTTTTTGGGTTCCCTTTTGTCCCCTCCTGCCAACGATCCTATAGCTCCAATTACTACGAATACTCCGAACACTATAAGTATAGTTTTGAGACATCCACCTTTTTTCTTTTTCACTTTAATTCCTCCCTCATTATATAGTATGCTATGATTATATTCTATTAAGTATTTTTCTTTTCTTTTCTTCAAATTCTTGCTTAGTGATTGCTCCACAGTCAAGAAGTTCTTTTAATGCTTTTAGCTGATTTAGATCATTTGCGACTTCTGCGGTAGATTCTGGTTTTTCACTTATCTTTTTGTTTAGAAAATCCATAAATTCTTTATATCTTTTTTTGTAATCTTTTCCTACAACCGAAAGAAGTAAAGAATTTGGATCATTTTTAACCGTCTTCCTCCATCCTTTGTCCATCCATTTTATTTGCTTGGCCTGTTCTCCCGGAATTATAAATTGTATATATCCAGGCCCCCACCAAACACTTGGCTCCTTGCATGTTATACCACTAATGTTTTGATAATAGAATTTTCTCCCTTGTTTTCGAGAATCTGTTACATACATAGGAATAATCTCTACATATTCATCACAAGCAACAAGTTTCCCGAAAAAGCTATCTAATTCCAAGACCTTTTTATTCTGCATATAGCTACCTCCGCATACATAGTATGCTATCTTCTTAATACCGCAATCACAACTCCAAACCTTACCCATTGTTCCATGTCTTCAAAACTATTCGGATCAACTTCTATGACATCACCGAAGCCGTTGATCGGGACTAACTTTGTCTTACTTCTCTGTACATACCGCCTTATATACGCACGTCCTGTTTCTTTGTGTATAATAATCACGGTATCACCGTTTCTTGGTACTCTTTTGGATATGCAAATGATATCACCCTTTACATATACAGGGAGCAAGTGGTTGCTCGTTATCTTTATACCACAATGTAACGTCTCACCGTACTTTTTTATGTATTCCGGGCAGTATATCCGTTCTTCGTGTGAGGAATCCAATATCATACCGTCAGCCATCTCACCAGTGGGGCATAGAACATCCAACATGTTTTCTGGATCCGTTTCCAGCACTTTCATAGAGAGTTCATAGTCCATCTTACCAAGAATATACGCACGTTGCCTGTCGGTCAATTGCCTGTACTTTCCCAATACCTCGTATTCCTTAGAAGAACACCCTAAGAGATCAGGGATAGGTTTGTGCGTTAGTTCCGACAACCTTAGTGCTAAGAAAACGTCAAGATTATTAGTCTTCCGTGAAATGATGTTTTTGTATGTGGACACAGACACACCCAGCATCTTAGAAAAGAGAACTTGCGTAAAATCAAGGCTTTTCCGCTCTTCTTCGATGTTATGTGCAAAGTTATTCAACATTTCCTCTTTTGTTAACATTATGTCACATCCTGTCGAAAAGGCTAATATCTTGGCTATTTTTCATTCTTTTTAATAAGAAAAATACGATATTTTAGCCAACATCTTGACTATAGTTTCGAGTTATAATCTATATAAATATTACATGTATAATTATAAAATAAAAATGGCACTTGTCAAGCCATTGATAGGAGGTAATCTAATGGGAAAGGACGAAATGAACAGCAAGAGCAGCAAAACATGGACTGATACTTATGAAAACGAAATCAAGCGGATGATAAAAGGCATCCGTGACCCTCGCCTAATGCGGTACATCTATCTTATAGTAAAAGATGCTATCAGCGAAAACATTGACAGATAACAGACATATGTTCTGTAATGTGGGTAATCGCTACTGGAATGACGTGTCGGGACATTGGAGGGATTTATGTGGACGAAAAGAAACAGCAAGAATATTACAAAAAGCGGATTCTTGAAGCAGTAACCGCAATGACAAGCGAAAAATATTTAAAACTGGTATTTTATTTTGTCAAAGCGTGCTATAGAGAAGAAAAGGAAAAGGAGACTTAATGTCCCCTTTTCCTTTTTAGTTGCCAGAAACGAAAGTGTTGAAAAACTCGCAAAAAACTTTTTTTCTGTCTGTGCTCATGTGATAATAATCAATTATAATTTTCTGAAACTGTTCATCGTCTGCGCCTAATTTTGCCACAATCTCAAGAAATTCTTCTGATGGTTCCTTGAATGATTTATCGTCAATCAAGTCGGATTTTAAAATCTTAAAGTAATCAGCTATTGCCTGTACCTTTCCCATCTTCGGCATTATCTTGCCAGTGCACCAAGTATTAAAAGTTGTTTGGGGGAATCCTAACGCTTCAGCAACTTCCTTTTGTTGCTTTCCACTATTGGAAATGTAGTAGTTTAGGTTCTTTGCGAAGATTTTTCTCTGTTCCTCCTCGGTCATGTTAACACCTCCTCTCTACGTTTATTATAGTATCACAGAATCCTAAAAAATTCAACAAGAATCCTAAAAAATTAAATTGTTGTATTGACAATACGAAAAAATAGGATTATAATACAGGCATAAGATAAAGAAAGGAGGAACCTAAATGGTAGAGACTTACAAAGTTCCGAGGATTTCCATAGCAGCATGTAGAGTTAATGCGAAGCTGAAACAAAGAGAATTTGCTGAGAAAGTGGGCGTTTCTCCGGCAACTGTAACTAATTGGGAGTTAGGTAAAACAGAGCCAGATTTAAGTCAGTTAAGAATCATCAGTGAACTTTCTGGTATTCCTATGGACTTTATTTTTGTGGATAGAGAATCCTAAAATATAGGATTTTTACAATTAAATACAGGGAGGTGACAACATGGGACAGGACAAACTTTTAAAAGTAGATAAAACCATTGAAGAATTGTGCGACTTTTTGCAGAAAGAAGCAGCACGTGTTGCATCTATTTATGAAAGTCAGGAATTGGTCGAAATGACAAAAGCTCTGGCTGAGCTGATGTCTGCCAGAGCAAAGTTTAATTAGTTTTCCTTTTCACTTTTCTGAATTACTAGGCATGGCAGTGTCTGTATGAACAGTATAGGAGAATCCAGAAGAAAAGACAAGGAGAGTGATGGCAAAGATGAAAAGAAAGATAGATCAATCAACGGTGGCAATAATCATCGGAGTTACATCAATAATCAAAAATGATATTGGAGGAAGTAATGTCGTTAAGAAGTGAGAACAAAAATATTTATTGGGCGTGGAAAGCTATGAAGCAACGTTGCAAAAATCCTAATTGTAAAGCTTACAAAAACTACGGAGAGCGTGGGATAAAAGTATGCGAAGAATGGGAAGAATTTGAGCCATTTTTAAGTTGGAGTTTGTCTAATGGATATTCAAAAGGACTTGATCTCGACAGGAAAGATAATGACGGAAATTATACGCCGGATAATTGCAGATGGATATCAAGAGAAGAAAACATAAACAACCGAAGAAATACAATTAAAATTTCTGTCAATGGTGAAACACTTCCAGAAACTGTATGGGCAAGAAAAATAGGGGTTGACCGTGCACTTATAAAATATTGGATTCGATCAAATGGAGAGCGATATGCAGAAAAGAGAATTAGCGAAATTTTAGAGAATGGATATACCCCTAAAGATTACGGATATAGTCACAGAAAGCCTGTAAGGCATTTGGAATCCGGAAAGACATTTCCTTCCATCAGAGAAGCAGCTAAATATTTTAAAATTACACCTTTCACAATTTCAAATGCGTTAAGGCAGAACCGTGCTACATGCAAAGGCAGATTCGAGTTGGAAGAAACTTCAGAAACATCCGGCAACGTTGTAAGGCAAAAAGGCAGTAAAAAGCCTAAAAATATTTATTTTTCAATGTATTCAAATTATTGGAAAGGTAAATGCGAAAATGGTAGTTGATTTTTGGTCAAATCGCAAGCCACTTAGCAAGCCACAACCCTTGAAAAATAAGGGCAAAACGGTAACTGGTAGCAAGCCAAACGACACTCAGATAGCAATCAATTGACAAGCCAAAATTAAAGAAATTTTCAAAAAATCGAAAATTTTGACAATCAAGTTGACAAGCAAATGACAAGCTAAAACCCTTGAAAAATAAGGCAAAACCGCTTGTCAAGAAAAAACGGTTAGCAAGCCACACAACAATCCATTAACAATCAATTCGCAAGCCAGTTGACAACAATAGAAGAATATAAAGAAGAATAAGAATAAAAAGAATATAGATATATGTCAGACATAATCGGTCTGACGATAAAAGGGACATAAAAAGTGCCCCGCTGGTACTGGCATACCAGACAGGGCGGTGTACCGCTAACGAACACTTAGCGAATACAGGTTGATTATAACACATTCTCCTGTAATTCGCAAATCTGAAGAACAGGAGGAAGCACACATGACAATGGCAACAGAGATCATCCGCAAGTTGAAAAGAAAAGTAATCTTTTGGCGTTGCTTATGGTTTGTCACATTCATCACAATGCTGATACTTATGATCGGGTAGGAGGTAGAGAGCATGGAAGACAAGCTTAACTACTACAGGATAGCACTTGTGGTAACGCTATACGCATTGGCGGTTATGATAGCCGGATACGTATAAAAAAGAGTGCCGATGGAAAATCCAATCAAGCACTCAGAAAAACATTCAAGAAAATTATAACACATGAAAGGAGATTTGAACATGGGAGAAGAGAAAAAAGAAAACGATACAAGGGCAATGCTACAGGAGTATATAGAACTTGGTAAAAAACTGAACACGGAAAAAGTGATGGAATCATACGCTTATATGCATGGACAGTTAGAAACTTTAAGGAGATATGTAATGAGCCATGAATACATAGACAGCAAAGATATAATCGCAATGATGGGGTGGGATGAAGATGGAGAGCATTAAAGGCTATGACCATTGGAAGACCATACCGCCGGAGCCGGAAGAAGAAAAACAGGAATACTGCACATGCTGTGGAAGACCTGTATACAGTGGTGACAGCTTATACCCATTTGACGGACAGGTGCTGTGTGAAGAATGTGTGAAAGAGATCACAGGAGGGAAAGAAGATGGCAGAGATATGGATGATCTGCAAACCGGACTTAGAATACCGTATCGGGGCATATGCCTATGAAACAGATATGGACAAGGCTTATGTGCATAAGCTTGCCGACAAGGTAGCAGAAAAAAACAAGTGTAAAACAATCGTGAAAGAACTTTAGGAGGTAAACGAAATGCAAAAATTGGAATTGACCATAAATCAGACGATGGGGGTTATCACCGGAAACTTTGAGGACATTAAGAAATCTCTTGAAACAGAGATGGCAGTGTATGAGACAAAGCAGTTTGCAGAAGAGGATAAGCAGAAAGCCAAAGGTGATTTGGCAGACCTCAGAAAGCTGAGAAAGGCAGTGAACGACCGCAAGGTTGAAGTGAAGAAAGAGTACATGAAGCCTTATGAAGTGTTCGAGGGCAAGGTGAAAGAGCTGATCGGAGTGATTGATAGACCTATCGCGCTGATTGACGGACAGGTGAAAGAGTTCGAAGCAAAACGTGTAGAAGAGAAAAAAGCAGAAATCCAGAACCTGTACAACGAACTGGTGGAAGAAGAACTGCATGATTACATGCCGTTGGAAAAAATCTACGGTGAGAAGTGGATAAATGCATCCACCACAATGAAATCTATCCGTGAAGAGATAAACTTAAAGGTTATGCAGACCAGACAGGATATTGCAACCATTAAGGCCATGAAGTCCGAAAAAGAGGAACAGGCGTTGAACCTGTACATGGAGAACAACAACCTTGCTCTTGCTATCCAGATGATTAACCGCTATGAACAGGAAAAAGCAGAAATCTTACGGAGAAAAGAGAAAGAGGAACAGGAAAGACGTGATCGTGAACTCGAAAGAGAACGTGAGCGTGTAAGAGAAGAAGAACGTGCCAGAATCCGTGAAGAGGAAAGACTTAAGGCAGAAGCGGAACAGAAAGCAATTGACCAGATCAAGGCGGTGGACGAAGTGAAAGCAGCGGAACTTACCACGGAAGATTCGAAGACAGTAGTATTCACGGTTAAGGCTACGGATGCTGAACTGGAAGAAATTGAGATGGCATTAACTTCTCTCGGTGTCTACTTTGAAAGGAAAGATGTGTAATGGCAGAAGAGAAGAAAGAACAGGACAAGCGAGAACTCGACATCGAAGAAAAGCTTTCAGAAATCCAAACAAAAATGAATGTCCCGAAAGACAAATATAATGATTTTGGCAATTACGCTTACAGAAGTGCAGAAAGCATCTTGGAAGAGTTTAAAAAATATAGCAGAGAATACAACGTGCTGTTGACCATATATGACGAGATAACGGAGATAGCCGGAAGAGTGTATGTAAAAGCTGTTGCGGTATTTACAGATTGCAAAACAGGTAAAAGAATCTCTGTTCCTGGATATGCAAGGGAGCCAGAGACAAAACCAAAGATGGATGAATCGCAAGTGACTGGATCAGCATCAAGCTATGCGAGAAAATACGCAATGAACGCACTGTTTCTTTTGGATGATGTTAAAGACCCGGATACGAACGAATATGCAAAGCAGACGGGAGCCGATAAAAAGAGTGGTGGAAAGAAAGAACAGAAAGCCAATGATGGAAAGATTACTCAAGGACAGATAAAAGAACTTCGAAAGATATTTGAAAAAAACAAAATTGATGAAGTAAAGGCTATAGCCGGATACAGTGCACAGAAGATTGAAAATCTGACACAGCAACAGTACGGGTGGTTCCGGGATAATCAAGAAGAAGCCAGAAAGATGTTTGGTGTGTAAATGGACTATACAGGGACTTTTGACAGCTTAGCGGTGGATTTTGCCACCAATAAGCAAAAAGCAAGTCTGACGCTAAATGAAGACGCAAGACAGGCATTTGAGAACCTTAGAGGTAAGCAGATTTCAATAACAATTAAGGCATACAAGAAAAAAAGAAGTCTCGATGCAAACTCTTACTTTCATGTACTGGTTGGAAAGATTGCAGATGTGACCGGAAACAGCAAGGTGTACATAAAAAATAAGCTGATAGCGGAATACGGACAGTACGAAACGATTAACGGTGCATTAGTTCCGCTTCCACTGGATGATGATATAGACGCATACAACGTGGAATTTGTTCATCTGCAACCTACATCGAGGACAACCACCAATCAGAAAGGGAAAGTCTTCCGGGTAAACTTGGTAATGCGAGGTTCACATACTTACGATACCGATGAAATGGCAAAACTGATTGACGGGACTGTGTACGAAGCGAAAGAACTTGGCATAGAGACTATGACACCGAACCAAATCAGCGAAATGAAAGAAAGATGGGGTGTGAAGATTGGCGAAAAGACTTAAAAGTGTATTCACTGACGATATGGAGCACTGCTACTTTACGGGAAGTCCAAACTGCCACAGGCACCACATTTTCTATGGCCCGTACAGAAAAAAATCGGAAGAATACGGATTTGTGATACCGATAGCACCGCATTTACACGAATTTACGCCCGAAAGCGTACACGGGAACCCAAACAAGGGATTGGACTTAGAACTTAAGCAGATGGCACAGAGATATTTTGAAGAACACTACGGGACGAGAGAAGAGTTCATACAGGTGTTCGGAAAGAACAGGTTGTAACCAAATAAATATAGATTCATGTGGCAAAAATGGAACTATTAACAGGTTCTAACGCATATCATCTCACCCATTCGATATGCACAGCACAAGATATTGTATCACGGCCGGAGAAGCCACACTCCGGCAGAAAGGAGAAAAGCGTTGGGAAAGAATAGAGAGACGGCAGAAAGCTATTTTGTTCGAATACCGGATGGACATAGAAACGCAATACAACGTCCGTACAACATGAATGTTGATAGAATCTTTCGAAGAATGATAGAACATGCGAATAACAATGGTGACTGTATTGTGAATATTGGAGATGGCGTATTTAGACCAATTCCGGGTGATCCGGTAGATGAAAAAGCATTCCATGAATACATTGGGAAAGAATTACATAGAGCCAGAGCAATCCAGTATAAACGACTCTGCATGAAGCAGACGTTTGAGAGTTGGAAAAAGATAGGTAGGGATTACAATGCATTACATTTTGATGGTGAAAGGCAAGTTGAATAACATGAATGATTATATTCGTGCACTGAATACCAACAGGTATAAAGGAGCGGATATGAAGAAAGATAATGAATCCCGTGTGATACAAGCCATATATGAGCAATTTGGAAGATTGCGAATAACAAGAAAGGTACAGATGCATTACCGATGGTATGAACCGGATAAGAGACGCGACTTGGATAATGTGAGCGCATTTGGGCGAAAGTGTATCCAAGATGCATTAGTAGATACAAAAGTCTTACAGGACGATGGATGGAAAAACATAGTGGGATTCACGGATGAATTCTATGTTGATAAGAAAAATCCGAGAATTGAGGTGGATATTGAAGAGGTGTGAGCGAGAATTACATAAAACTTAGCAGAAAAATACTGGAATGGGACTGGTATCCAGATATAAAGACGTGTCGGTTATTCTTACACATGTTGTTAAAAGCCAACTGGAAAGATGTAAGCTTTCGAGGAGAAGAGATTAAAAGAGGATCATTTGTTTCTTCGGCATCAGTTCTTTCGAAAGAAACCGGATTGTCTGAGAGCGAATTAAGGACAGCACTTTCACATTTGAGAAAAACAGGTGAGGTTACATGTAAAACCACAAACCGATATACCGTATATACGGTGAATAACTACGCAAGATACCAGACCGAACAGAAGAATGAAAAAAAAGATAAGCCGATAATGCAGAAAGAAAAGCCGGAGAAAGACGATGGATCCATTGAAACTGTCATAAAAGCCTGGAACGATCTGGAAAGCTACGGGATAAAACCTGTAAAGAAGATAGAAAAGACTTCCAAAAGATATCAGAATTTGCAAGCAAGGTTAGAAAGCAACGGATTGGAAGAAGTGCTACAGGCTGTGGATAACGTGAAGAAAAGCAAGTACTTACAAGGGAAAGTGAAAAACTGGAAGATAACATTCGACTGGTTTGTACTCCCGAACAACTTCACAAAAGTGTCTGAGGGACAGTACGAGGATAGCGGACAGGAGAAAAAAGGATTTAATAATTTCGATGGCCGGAACTATGACATGAATGATTTGGAGAGAAAGCTTATTACATAGGAGGAAGAAACATGGCAAAACCGGATGGATGCACTTATCCAAACTGTTTTATCTGTCCATTGGCAGACTGTAGTTGGTCGAGTGCTAAAGCTGAATTACATGGAGAAACAAAGAAAAAGCGGAGAATAGTAAGACGTAGCAAAAAGAACGCTACTCGGAGGTGACTTTGTGACAAGACAGGAACAGGCTATTGAGAATTTTAAACGGAAGCCACATTATGCGGATCCGTTTGAATACTTAAAGCAGAAGAAACAGGAGGAAAGTAAAAATGAGCAAAAGTAATGTATTGGAATTAGCAAAGAAATTAGTAGCAGCTATCGAGAAAGAAGACCAGAAAAACAAAGTGATGCTGAAAGATATTCCGATTGGTAGGAAGTTTGCTACAGGCATCGGAAGATTCATTGTACTGGAACAGAAAGAAGATTCCACTGTAGTTATTACAGAAGGCTTATATCGCGAAAATGTGAAATTTGATGATGATTGTACGGAATACAGGAAATCATTATTAAGAGAACTGTGCGAGGGCGAAATTCTCAATGTTTTTTCTGATGAATTCGGAGAAGAAAATATTTGTGCAAATGAAGCCAAATTAACAACAGTTGATGGACAGGAAGTATTTGGAAAACTCTTGACAAAAGTAAGACCTCTGACATTTGACGAAGCAAGGGAATACAATGATCTGCTCATAAACAAAGACCTACCGGATTGGTACTGGACTTGCACACCGTGGAGTACGAAAGAAAGAGGATGGAAGCGTTCCGTAGCGGTTGTTTCTCCGTCCGGTGACATCCGAAACTATGACCACGACTTCTGTAACGGGGTGCGCCCATTTTGTATCTTAAAATCTAATATCTTTGTATCCAAAGTTTAGGAGGTAATGAAGTGACACGACAGGAACTGGAAGACAAAGAGCAAGAGGAATATCTTACGGAGTGGTTAAGAAAAAAGAAAGAGAAAAAGAAGAAATTTAATTTTAGGAGGAACAAAAGTGGGAGAAGTAATAAAAGCTTATAAAGGATTCAATAAAGACATGACTTGCAGAGATTTCCGGTATGAAGAGGGGGAAGAATACGAAGAAGAAAGAGCCAAAGCGTGTAACTGTGGATTTCATGCATGCGAGCATCCGTTAGATTGCCTTGGATATTATGATCCAGCACACAGTGTATATCATGAAGTCGAACAGAGTGGAGAGATATCGAAAAGATCTGACGATACGAAAGTAGCATCTACGAAGATTAAGATTGGGGCAAGAGTGAGCATCGCCGGATTGGTACAGGCAGCTATCGAATATACGAAAGAAAGAGTTAAGCCAGAAGCAGAAGCTAATGAGGACTGCGGGGCATCCAGTGCGACAGGCAACTATGGAGCATCCAGTGCGACAGGCAACTGTGGGGCATCCAGTGCGACAGGCGACTATGGGGCATCCAGTGCGACAGGCTACAAAGGGGCATCCAGTGCGACAGGCGACTATGGGG